AAAAACTTTAACAAAAGAATAGTTGAACTCTCAAGGGAGGGTTTTAATTATACAATAATTGTTGATGGTAAAAAAATTACTGAATTAGAAGAATTAAATATCCAAAGAGAACCACAAGAGATTCATTTAGTGCCTTTGATTATGGGCGCAGGAGGAGTTGCTTTGGTAACGTTCCTTACTGGTGCGACTGCCGCTCTTACGGGGGGAGCTGCTGTTGCAGCAGTAGTGATAAATTCAGTAATCGCTATGGTTGTATCTATGGGTCTTCAAATGTTATTGGCCCCAAAACCTGATGACGCTGCGCCTATTTCAGCCTCAACAAAAGCTTTATCAGAATCCTTTGCTTTTTCTAATAAAGTTAATGTCGCATCTCAAGGTTCAGCGGTTCCAGTTGGCTATGGAAGACTTAAGGTTGCATCTCAAGTGATACAAATGAGCGTAAAATCATATCCTCAAAATCAAGAAGCAACTACCATTATGCGTCAAAATGCTTATGTGTCCTCTGATTCAGGAGATATTATTGAGTCTATATCTAACAAAGTTCAATAAATAATATGAAACACTTATTAAAGAAGCTATCTTTTTCTGGCGGCGGAAAGAGCAAGCCAAAACCAAAACCAGCGCAATTAACACCCCCAATTCTTGGGGACATCCAATTAGCTGCTTCATTTAGTTATATAGAGCTTTTGGATTTAGTAAGCGATGGGCCTATTCTTGGGCTAGTTAATGAAAATGGTCTTGTATTGTCAAGTAAAGACATGTTGCAAGGAGTATATTTAGACGACACTGCGGTTGCTGTGTCTAATGATAAAATTGTTCAACAAGTTCCAGAATTAGGAGGGTCTGCGGGCGTTGAAAGCTCAAAGCTCGTGAAGCAACTTTCTAAAGTATTTGTGAAAATTCTACTTTCAGATATTGCAGCTGCCAATAATATACCACAAACTTATACAGCAATTAATGAGTTAGAGTATGATTATAATAATAAAAGATATATATTCAATCGAGGCGAGTTTGGTGATATCATTAGGGTAGGTACATCATTAACAAGAGATGGTCTTGGAATAAGATGGTATTTTGGAGATAAAAATAACCAATTAAATAATTTTCCAGACGACCCATATCACTCAAAGACATTTGAACCAAGAAACGAATTAGTATTCAATAATACTTTAATTGAAACGCAGTTGAAGGGCTTATTTGCTATTTATGATGCAAAAAGCACTAATTTTCGTGAAAAAAAATATCTTACCAATATATTTAATAATAATTTTTCATCAGGATGGGAAACTGCCTCTAGAGACACTCTAATCTCTGATTTTATAGCTCTTACTCAGGGTCCAATACCATCTATAGTCAAATCTACAATTTCATCTAATGGAATTATGAGATACATAATTAAGGTTGACTCTACTGACACAGAGTCTTTCTTTACAACAACTAAACAAATTTCTAATAATAAAAAATATAAATTTTCTTTGTATGACTCAATTGGTGATCCCATCCAAGAAAGTAAAGACATGCAAATTTATGATTTATTATTGCCGAGATTAAATAAAAAAGGCAAAACCACTGGTACAGCAGTAGGATTTATTATTATAAAGATAAGCGGTCTTACTGTACAGGGGATAAAAGAAAGAGATGCTTTTCGTGATGGTCATGGGGCTCTGATACGATACCTTTACGCTGCGGATTTTGCTCTTCCACTATCTGTTATAAATAAACTAGCTAATACTTCGTCTTTAAAGTTGAATGAAATATCAATTCCTGCTGCAAATAATGATTCAGCTCAAAAATACAATTACACTAATATACTCGCAGAATATAGGTTAGGAGAAGAGTATCAAACTCCATTTACATATTTTAATAGTGTTTTAGTTGATAAAGATTATTCATCATCATTAGTTGGTCCTTTTAGAATAGGGACGGGAGTTCAAAGAATTAAAGAACAGGAAGGCTTCATTAATGAAGCTACTGCCGTTTATACTACTACTGATATATATACCGAAGGAAGCGACGACAATCAAAGAATTACAGAATTAAGTTACAGCGACTGGGATAAAAATTTAAATGTGTATGATGAATATGCAATACCTACAACTCATATCATTGTCAATGAAAACGTCACAAGCGTTTTTATTACTATTAGAGTTGATTCTCTTTTAGATACTCTTAGCAAAACCGTTGAAAATTTAGATGCTGATAACACAGAACTCGACTTTCAGGCTGGCATGAATTTTGCCACTATCCTTAATATACAAGTAGAGACTGGATCAATAAATGAAAAAGGAGAAGAGGGAAATAAAGTTACTAGAACATTTAAAATTGTAGCTTTAATTCAAAGCTCTACCTTTATTGATATAGGTAATCCAGATTTAGATAAATTGAATACTGATAGTTTTAAATTTATTAGTGAATACGATCCCGCCTCTGGTGTATCTACTATCTTTAAACCATTTATTTTAAAAGAAATAAGTAGTACGGTAGCAAAAAGATACATTAGGGTCACAAAGCTTTCTGCCGAAACGAATTCTTCTCTATTGAGAAAAGAATGCTCTCTTGCGAAAGTGACAGAGATCATTCCGCAGAATTTTAGTTATCCAAATTCGGCAATAATCGCTACAAAAATTGATTCTAGGAGTTTTAGCAGCGTACCGACAAGAACATTTGATTGTAAATTAAAAAAAGTTCGTGTCCCAAGTAATTATTACCCTACTCTTTCAAATGGAAAAGACAAAAGATATTATTCATCAGAGCTTAGTTTCAATCAAACAGAATCTTTAGATAAAAAAATTTATGACGGAGACTGGAATGGTGATTTTAAAATAAATCCCATCACTGATGAATATCTTTTAGAGTGGACAGATAATCCAGCTTGGATTCTTTTGGATTTAATCACAAACGGAAGATATGGTCTTGGTCAATATATGGATGATAGTCAAATTGATATTTTTGATTTATATAAAATAGCTAGATTCTGTGATGCTGTAGATGATTTTGGATTTTTTCAAGGAGTTCCAGATGGACAAGGAGGTTTAGAGCCTAGATTCTCTTGCAATATTTTATTTGCGGAAAGCACAAAAGTATTTGACGCTTTGAATGTTATAGCTTCTCTTTTTAGAGGTATTATTTATTATAATAATTCTCAAATTAATTTTGTTGATGATAGACCAAAAGATCCAATCGCTTTATTTGCAAACACAAATGTCAAAGATGGCATTTTTAATTATAGTAATTATCGTCGTGACGAACAATTCAATTCTATAGAAGTAATCTATATTGATAGATTCGAAAATTTTTTAACAAAGGTCGAATACATTGAAGACGAAGAAGACATTAGAAAGAGGGGCGTTTTCAAAAAAACAATAAATGCTAATGGGATAACTTCAAGAGCTATGGCAAGAAGATTAGGAAAGCATTTGATCTTCCAAACTATTAAAGAAAATCAGAGTGTGGGTTTTTCAACTGGCCTTGAGGCTTTGTTGTGTAAACCTGGAGATTTGATTATAATCGAAGACGAACTCAAAAATTTAAAAAGTAATTTTGGCAAGGTTTTATCCACTAATGCTCAGTCTGGATCAATTAGATTAAATGAACAATTTATTAATGGAGAGTTTGATAATAAATTAACTGTTTATACTCCTACTGGATATTCAACCAATGATGAAATTTCAGGGATAGCCAATTTGCAAAGACGTAGAGTTAATGGTTCTGGATTTTATTTAAATTCTGGTAATTTGCCTTCGACTCATTATACTTACCTTACGGGAGATTATATATTTTCTAAATATGTAGATGGGTATACTGGAGAGGTTGTCTTTCCAGTACAAAGCCAATATGCTTTCTATACAGGTTCAAATTCAAAGTTTTCTTATTTTTCAACAGGATTTACTGGCTGGGTTTTAGGCACAGGAGTTCCGTTCTCTGATGATAATGTATATAATAAGATTATTTTTGCCACTGGTGATTCTCGATTTACGCAAGTTAATAGGGGCAAATACAATATTTATACTACTGCTAGTGGAAATAGAAGGAGCGGCATCGCTGTTGATACTAATGTAGCAGGTAGAACTACTGGAGCTGATTCATTATTTAAAGATGTCAGTGGGGGTCTAAGCATGACTCGTGGGCTACTAGATTCAGATATCATTTTAAGTAGTCCATCTCAAATAACGACTTTTAATATTACTGGAATAGTTCAATATGATTATGGTTGCGAGGCTTTAGTCGCTTCTTCTGATATAAATTATTCTTTAATTCCATTTGTCAAACAGGGTTCTATATATAGATTTCAAAGAAAGCTTTCAGATGATCAGCTTTATAAAGTTATATCAATAAAGGAAGAAAGCATTAATGAATATTCCCTTGTGTGTACAAAATTTGATACTGGTAAATATGCTCTTATTGAAAATGATAAAAGTATTGAATATAAATCAAACACTTATAGTTATACTGTAAGTCAAAAGATTGGAGATACTAATTATAAAGTATTAGATTCACCAAATATTCAACAATTAGTGACAGGGTTAGATGGTGGTGACTTTTATATAAGTGGAGGTTGGAAACAAGTTGCAAATAATAAAGGATATAATGTCGATATTAAAAACCCACAAGGAGTAGTTGAAAGTCAAGTTTTAGAGAAGAATCAAACTGGAGCTTTATTTTATGTGAATGGTATCGGCAACTTTTCATTCAGAGTGGGCGCAATTGGTTCTGCGCCAAATCCCGCAAAAAATAATGCAAATTTTTATACTGACTCGGATTATTCTGAATCTGGTTTATTCCTAATATATGAAGAAGGAGATCTACTCAATTATGATAGAGCTTTTTTATCATCAGTAACAATTTTATAAATCAAAAAACATAGAAAATATTAAACAATGGCTGGCCCCAGTGGAGAAGATAATGTAGCGGATTTTATTAGTGGAATTTATACTTTTAAAATTTTTGCAGATACATTTATTATATATTTAAATTATAATATATATGATTATTATGATTATGATCATGTAGTTTCAGATGCGCCAACTGGATTACAAAGTGGAAGTGGCGGAAGTAATTGGCATATATCTCCATATAGTAATAATATTATTTATGAATTTGAGCCAATATTTGATTTAAATACTGGTAATTTATCTACTACTGCGACAGGTTATGCTGTTCACCGTTCAAAAGATGTATCTTTTATTTTTGGCGTAACAGATAGACAGCTAAATATTTTAAATTCCACTACTGCTTTGCTTGAAAATCCATTCGTAAGAAGCGTGGATATTGATATTTTAAATACATCTGGAACTGTTGTATCTGGCGATTATGTGACTGGTTCTTTTAATAACTCAATCACTTTAGCTGAAGCGCAAAATACTGGAATATTTGGAGCTTATACTAAAAATTATGGAATTGGAATTTCTACTGTAGGTGAAAATGCAAATATACATTCTAGTGTATTTTATGCATGTGGAAATCCATTAGAAATAGAATCAATTTCTATTTCTGATTCTACTGGGGTTTTTCTTAATAATAATCCAATTCAGTATCAATTTTATGTTCCATCTATTACATCTGAAGACGATGGAGACGCCCAATCTGTTGAAAATAATGCTTTATATTTTGATGAATATATGGATTATGTTAGTGGGCGTTTTGCAGTAATATCTGGTTTAGTTCCATTTGCGATTCTTAGCGGTGAATCTTTAAAAATTGATTGGGGAACTGGTCAAATTGATACAATGTTTACCCAAACAGGAACGAGTGGGTTTTCATCAGTTTCTGGAGTCAGTGGCTTTGCTACTTATACAGGAGATAGTATATTAACTTCTTTAATTGATCCAACTGGAATCAATGGGCAAACTTATAGATTCATGACTGGAAATGCTTACCCAACTGGGGTAACTGGCATTTTTGATGTAAAATTTTATTATAGCGGAATAGGAAGCACTGGAAATGAGCTTATTAAAACTGTTCAGTATAGAATTCCAGACGAACTAAAGAATCAAGGAAAGCCTCAAATTGGTGACGCAGTTACTGGAAAAATTGATTTTAATATTGAATTTGAAAATAATCCATTATATACTAATTCAGATAAACTAAGCATATATTTAAGCACTGGAAGTGGCATAGAATTATATACTGGAAATTTACTTTCAACTATTCCTATATTGACGAATTTAAAAGATTATTCGTTCAGTCTTAATGATACAGTAGTTAAGGCAAACACTCCACAATGGTTTAAAATCGTTCCATCTAGCGAAATACAAACTGGGTTTGCTTGGGAAATTGGACCTTATAATATATTTAAGGCTCCAGCTCCTAAATCAAATATCAGTTCTCAATCATTTTCATTATTAAATGGAGGTTCAGAAGCTAATATAGATTTTCTTACTGGAATAGTTAAGACTAGTTCTGTAACTACTATTGATACTCTAGTAAAAGGAGAAAAATATAGTTATGAATACTTTACTCAATTGTTGGATCAATCTGGATGCTTTTGCTCCTCTAAAATTATTATTGTCGATAACACATCAGGAACAGATTTATCAAGAACAGGTTTATCGTTTTCTGAGTATTCAATAAGCAATAATGCATTTGCTAATTATTCAGTTAGCGGCGATAATCAAAACATTTATTTAAATGTCCAGTTAAATACTCCAACTGGAACCTTTAAACTTTATAAAACGTCTATTTGATATGCATTGAAATCTGGATTATTATCTTTTTTGAAATCATTTTTATAAATTGATAGAATTACTTTTTGAGTAGTTCCATCTTTTAACTTTATTTCAATAGTTCCAGAAAGGTATTGTCGGTTGGCTTTTGTTTTTTTAATCCAAAAGCCACCGACTTTTTTGTTGCTCCAATTATTTTTTTCCATTTAGAGTGTCTCTGGTCATCTCGATAAAGATGGCCCGACTATCTTGCGGAACTTTGTTATACTGCTTCTTGATTCTCCTATAAACTCTGCGCGTGATCGGGTCTGTGATATCTCCGATAGCTTTTCTTATTTTTTTTGCTGTTCTGTTGTTCATAATTCTGTAATAAACGTTTCGGTGTCTTTTATAAAACCCATTTTCTCATAAAAACTCATCACCCCGTGTGAATGTGGATGCTTCATAACTCTACTCATTGAAGCGTATTTAAACTTATTTTGTCTAGCAAAATTCATAGCTTCTTTAAATAATTTATAACCCATTTTAGGATTCTTTGATAACCAAAGATATTCAGAAAAAATCCTTTCATTGAATTTCGCACTTTTGTCATTAAAAAACATAATAATAGAATCATAATTATTTCCATTATGATTGGCCCACACAAACATATCCCATGCTAAAATATGCTTGTTGCCAAAACAATTTGTAATTGTTTCTTTACTATGCTTTAAAAAGAAATGACCTTGATTTTCGTTTTCAAATTCAAAAAGAGTTGAGATGTCTGAAATTAACGATTCAAACTCTTTGGGATCTAAAATTCTTTTAATCATTTTTTATTGATCAAAGGGAGGAGAATTCTGGCTTCTTTAGCTGGAATGTCTCCAAATTGTTTCCAATCTTTGATTCCTTCATAGCGATATTTTTCTGACGACCAAAGATCTCTTAAGATGACCCTGAAGCCTTCGAAGTCTGTAATGCCAGACTTCTCACGGAGAGTCTTCTCAAGGATGCCTGTAGGGGTCACAGGGACGATTGAGCTATCATTCCCAGATGATTCAACTGATGGCCCGAATGAATTCTTGGATTTATCAATTTCATCTGCTCCGACAATATGAATATTAAGGAAATTACGAACACAACGAACAAATGCTCGATTGCAAGCAATAGTCTCAAGGAATTTAGCGCAGAAATCATCTGTATTAGCGAGTGTGGCATTGGCTACGTCTTCATAAACTACAGTAGAATAGTCGTAGGCATTAGCATGTTCATAATTAGTAATCCAAAAAATCTTGCATTTAGCTACAACATAATTTTCATTAACATGTTTGACATCATATAAGACAGAAGTAAATCCACGAAGCTTTGCCAGTTCCTTGATACCTCCCAGCATTATAAGCAATTGGTTGTCATCAAGGCCATCTATAGATTGTGGCACTTGTTTACCCCTTAAATCAAACCACCCTCTATTTGGATAGAGGAATTTATCTTTAATCATCTTGCGCCAATTAACTGAACCATCGTCATTAAAGGCGTATGACTGAGACTCAATCAGTCCATATTGATTTCTTTTGTATTTTTCATGAAATGCCAATGGTGGGACAGGCAATTGTTCTGTTTCTGCTTGGATGTCTTCTTGCTGTGTTGATTTAGTTTTGGTCATAGATATAAAAGTGTTCTTGTTCTTCCCAATATTCATTATTGTCCACTACATTCATTCCTTGTTCAAGACTTTTATTTTTAATTCTACAATGAAATAAACTTGGGTATTCAATTCCGCCTTCAAAAACTCTTTTACCAGAAAGAAAAAGATTTTTAGATGAAATATTTTCTGGCTTTCCTTTCTTTTGGGTGTAGAAATTCACAGAATGATCAAAATATTTATTTTTTAAATATGAAAAATCTTCTTTTATTTTTGTCATTAATTGTAACTCAATACCCCAAAGTTTTAAAACTTCAAAATACTTTTCTGGTATTTCTTCAAAATCTTTGTCAATAAAAACTGATATTTTTTTAATATTGTGTTTGCTTTTTTCTAATTCAGATAGCTGAATAAGTTGATCTGAGATTACGCAGACTTTATAATTTTGACAATATTTTACAAAAGCTTCTTGATTATAGCCTCTGTCAACCCTTAAGAATAACACTTCATTTTGATTGATAGATATTGGAGCGAAAGAAGTTGGGACCACTTCTGTAATTGCGCTATCAAATAGATCACCAATTCTAATTGTTTTAAAATTTATTCTTTTATTGATTTTCAATAGATCCAAAACAGATTGGGCAATTTGTTCTGCTTTTATTTTATTAATTTCTGATTTTGGGTCATGTAAATTTAAACATGGTTTTACGTCCCAAATCGGGGCAATATCTTTTTTCTTATCGTTTTTCGACCAGTAGCCATTAGTAATACTGGGATATGTATTACCAAATAAATTAACCAATGGGACATTTTTGCTACTTACGTAATGAGAATAAACGTTGTCTACTCCTATATGTAATAATGAATTAGATAATATATTTGCATACTGCTTGAACGATAAGCCACCTAAAACTTTATTAACACTATTTAGAGAGCGTCCTTTGCAATCGATTTGAATGATTTTTATATTTTGTTGTTTAAGGATTGGGCCTACTAAATCCAACATTAAATTAAAATATTTATAGTTTTTAGATTGTATATTTTCTTCAGAATAAATAGTGATGTATTTATTTTCTGGAATAGGAAAATAATGTTCTGAGATTATTGGCTTAGAAATTAAAACCCCTAAACTTTTTGCGTATTCTTCTAAAATGTGAGACATATTATTCTGATAATGAAAATTGATGTTTATTTACCCCGTTATGCAAATAGCAAATATTTTTTTGAGTTGTCGTGTGAGGATAAAAAGCCATTTCAAAAAATCCTTTATGATTGCCGCCTCCCTCTAAGATTATAATATTTTCTAATGATTCTGAATACTCCATGCATTTATGAATGTATGGGTTGTCTTCAATAAAATTAAAATATTCTGGTCGAGTGAATATGTAAATATTATATTTAGGATATTGCTTTTTTAAATTCTTCATTAATGAATTAATCAATAAAACATCAGTGTCTGATTGAGGAATAATCACAGCAATTCTTTTTCCTTCGTCTTTGGCATCAAACAAAGAATCAAAATCAATTTTTGTATTTTGAGCATTCGCCTGTTTTGCAATATTTCTAAAATGATCGATCATTTGATTTCCGTTCATTTCTTTGTTTTGAATTTTACTCATCCAAAACTTGAATGAGTTTGAATTTAAATCTATATCCTCATTTATGAAATTTTTATGCAAATCAATTACAAATTCATGAGCATTCATTGTTTCTTTTGGATTGTAATGTTCATTAAAAACAATTTTTGTATTTTCAAAATCATAATCTATGCTAGGCATATTATCAATAATGTCTTCTAGTTGCTTGCCTATCACTTCTATTGAAAAATTATCTATAGCCCATTGACGAGAAATCTTTTCAATTTCACGTTTGTCATTTTGATTCATTCTATAAACATGATTAATTTCTGAGCATATACTGTCGGCATTAGTTGACGCTTTAATGAATTGAGTTCCAGGTTCTCGATACTCGCTCCATTTTAATGGAATTCCGCCGCTCTCTATTGAGCAATTATCTTCGCCGCAAGAATAATCTGTGACTAATGTTATTAATTCAGTCAACTTGGCTTCTTGAATTGGTATTTCTTGACCTCCGCTAGTGAATGGATGACAGTATAAATCCATTAAATTATACACTTCATTCAGTTGTTTTTCGGATACGCCTTGGCTAACGTTAGTTGTATTAACTGATTTTTCAGAATTGCATTTTTTGCATTTTTGTTCTTGGCCAGTAAATGGCCTGACTTCGTACGAATTGCATTTCGAACAAAAATAAGTTGTCAAAATATCATTAAAATCTATACCCTTTTCTTTTAAGAATTCTGGAATATTCCAGCCTTCGCCCCAATGGGTATGTAGAAGAAGCTTGGCTTTGACTTCTGGATTTTCATTTTTGAACTTTTTAAATCCATCTAAAATATTAGGAACTGATTTTCTCAATTGATTTCTAAACACGAAACCAATTATAAAGTTATCTTTTTCTATATTGTTCTTTTCTCTTAGAGAGAGTCTTTCTTCATCAGAAAGTCTAAAAAAGTTTTTCATATCTAAAGACCCTCTTAAGGTTTTGATATGGTTGTATCCCATTTTATTAAATGCCTTTTCAGCAAATGATGCCCAAACAAAATAGTTTTTAATTTTAGGTGCAAAATCGATGGCCTGCTGTAGAATTGGCAAGCTATCTAAAGTTGTCCATATCATACAGTTGATTTTATTCCACCACGGCTTCTTATCGAATTCATTAAAAGCCCAAATGTCTTCGATTCCAATGTATACATCTGGCTTGACTTTTTTGATGATATCATCAATCATTAATGCCCCATATCCAGCGGATCTTTGTTTATCTGGACTTAATGACTGCAATGTTTGAACTGGAGGCAGAGTGCCGTAGCATTCCCACGGAACAGTTTTTGTTATTGGATCTTCAAAACCAATTCCATTTGCGGCTTCTACTATAGTATATTTTCCAGTAGAAAATAAATAACGTAAAATATTTTTTTTATTTTTGCCAAAACCCGTAAAAGCTTTGCAAAAATTAGAATGAATCAATACGGTTTTTTTATTTATCATTTGCTGATTGTCTCGTGTAATAAATTTCATTTAATGAGAATTTGAAAAACTGACATAACGCATAAGCCTCTGACATTTCCACTCCCATGCCAAATTTATTGGCAGAATTCCTAGTAATAGAAAATGAAAAAGCTTTTTGCCCATTCTTTTTAGTATAAGGCTTGAAAGTTATTGCTGTTTTGTTGTCCTCGTAAGTGTGAAAAGCGGAAAATTCTGTATATTGTTCAATGGCATAAATAAATCCACCTAACTCATTCTCGTTTAATTTCAGAGAAATTGATTTTTCTGGATTTTTAGAGTTTTCAGAAAATGAACCATTTTTTGTTTTTTCATTCCAAGAAAATTGCTGAATAGCTGTAATAAAAATCGAAGGCTCTTTATTTTTGTTGCCAGTTCCCAACTGGAATCCAAAAGCAGATCCAGTATTACTGGAATTTGGTTTGTATAATTTCATGCAAGATTATATCAAATTTATTTAAAAAATCTATTAAGCTTTTTGATCTAAAATAGGCTCAGTAAGTGTTTTAAATATAAACTCTTTATTGTCTCTAAAGTATTTAATACTCATGTATCTATCGTAAGAATCATAAAATCTATCGGATATATTTATAATCATTTCGGTTCTTTCTGAGCTATAGAGATAGACTTCTTTTAAATAGTTGGTCATTAATTCTATGGCTTTTTTAATTAAGCTTATTTGATAGCATTTTTTGTATAAAACAAGAGTATTTGAATTGAATTCAATTTTTAAATTTGAGCAAAAGGTTTTTAGTAATCCATATTCAAGATTCTCTGGAATCCCTAGCTCTATAAAAAGTTCGTTTAGGTCAAAAAAACAATGAGAACTGTAACAATTATCAAAATTAATAAACTTAAATACATTATTTCTAGAGATGATATTTTTGGCATTTAAAGATCCATGACATACAAATGTTTTTTCATCGAAAGATTCGCTGTATAACAATAATAGTTCATTTTTCATATCATCCATTATTTTTTTTATTAAATTAAAATTAGTATAGTTTTTAATAGCGTTGATAGAGTCTTCTGTTAGCAGTTCAGAAATATTTGATGTCTGAAAGTATTCAGATATATTCTGCTTGTACGACATATTGATTCTTTCTGAGTTTTGCATTAAAGCATATGATTTGCAAAAACTATCGAAGTTTTCTAGTAAAAATGACCTGCCTAATTCTTCAATAGATTCTGATTGTTCATATGATGTAATGATGTATCTCAAATCATCTCCGATTTTAATTGCCCCGTCTTTTATGTATTTAGGACAAATTAAATTATTAATTTTATTTAAACAATCAGCTTCGTGTTTTATTTTCTTGCAATCTTTGTCTAGAGAGATTTTTATGCAATAAAATGAATTTCTATAAGTGTATCTATATACATCATAGTTTTCAGTTGTTTCTATAAATTTTATCTCTATTGGATTAATAGGTTTATCCAACGAGTTTAGTAGTGATTTTACAAGCTCTATTTCACTGTCATTAGATTCAATATGAACAGGTAGAACATAAGCTTTATTTTTGAGTAAATTGCCATTAGACATCGTTGGATAATACAAAAAAGACCCTATTTTTCAATAGGGTCTTTTATGTTGTGAAAGATTATTAGAATTAGTAGCCTTGTCCAATAAGCTTACCAGCAATAAAAACTCCAATAATACTAGACTTAGCGAGCTTACGCTTCACGCGAGAATTGCGATCAAAAATCATGACGTATGATGGGGTTTCGCTATGAAACTGAGCGTTAATTGCAGGGCGATTGTTTGTGTAAAGTCCAAAAAAACGTCCTCGGCTATTGCGGATTTCATTAATTACATTGTCTTGTTGCTTTGTGTTATTCATATAACCTATCTTACCTTATGTTGATCGAATTGTCAATGCATTTTATCGAGATATTCGATTTTTTTGAATTTTGGATAATGAATTTAGAAATTGGAATTTGTAATTTATTTTTAATAACGTCCTTAATGCTTCTTGCATGTAGTTTTTCAGATTTTAATGAATTTAAAATGAATTCCACAGTCTCTTTGTCGAAATTAATTTTAATATTTTGTTGTTTTAATTTTTGTTGAATGAGGCACACCTCAGAATTAATAATAGATTTGAACTCTTTATCTTTTAATTCATTAAAAACAATAATAGAATTAATTCTAGCGACAAATTCTGGTTTTAAATATTTTTTAACTGATTCTTTGTAAGAGTCTTGTAGATTTGGTTTGTCGTCAATAAAGCCCATAGAGGTTTTTTCTTTATTTTCGTGTCCAATATTACTGGTTAGGATTACAATACATTTATTAAAAGATATTTTATTATTGAGATTGTCATTGACATATCCTTCGTCAAGAAGGTGAAGGAGCAGGTTTAGAATTTCTGGATCACACTTTTCAACCTCATCAAAGAGGACCACGCAGTTGGGGTTATTCCTTACGAATTCAGTCAAGAGTCCTCCCTGATCGAATCCTACATAGCCTGCATTAGCGCCAATGAGTTTGCTCATTCCAGTTTTATCTTGATATTCACTCATGTTGATTTGAATGATTGATTTTTCATTTCCATAAAAATGTTTTGCTATTTTTTTGGCGGTGTGTGTTTTACCAACGCTTGTTGGACCGACAAAAAATAAACTAGCTAATGGTTTATTTTGATCATTCAAACCAACTTTTGCACATGACAAGATATCTGTGATTTTTTCAATATTTTCAGATTGGCCAAAAACTTCTTTTTCAATATTTGCTTGAAAATTCAAAAATTCATTATTGTTAATCATAATAGAATCTTCTGATAAGCCAGTTTTTTCTGAAATAATTTTTAACACATCTGAATTTTTAATATCAAATTTTTGGGATGACATTAATTCATTAAATTCTTTAATGTAGAAAATATATTGAATCAATAAATCTTGACAATATTTTTGTTGCTCTTCATCGTTAGATAAATCTGTTTCTTCCAGAATTTTTGATAAACACTCTTGAAAGTCTTTTATTTCTTTTGGTAATTGAAAGTTTTTTATTTTTACTTTCGCCCCTACTAGATCAATAATATCAAAAGCTTTATCTGGAAAGTTTTTATGTGGGATATATTTGTCACAAAGATCAATAATCAAATCAATAATTTTAGGTTTATAAGAAACGCTATGAAACTGTTCGTAAGAATTGATACAATTCACTATAATTTCTTTTGTTTGCTGTTTTGAAGGAGCATTAATCATAACAGGATCAAATCTTCTTTTCATTGCCCCGTCTTTTTCAAAGTATTTCTTATATTCTACATTAGTTGTAGCTCCAATACATTTGAAATTGCCTCTGGCTAATGCTGGTTTCAAAATATTTGAGGCATCAAGTGATCCCTCTGAACTACCAGTTCCAATTATATTGTGAATTTCATCAAAGAATAAAAGAATGTCCTCGTCATTAGAGGCTTCTTCAATTAATTGCTTAAATCTTTCTTCGAACTCTCCTCTATATCGAGTTCCAGCAATCATAGATGCTAAATCAACACTATATATTTTTAGATTGAATATGTTTGTCGGGACATCTTGCCTCATGATCTTTTGAGCCAAGCCTTCGATTATTGCTGTTTTGCCAACACCTGCTTCTCCAATTAAAATAGCATTACTTTTGATTTTTTTAGAAATAATTTCAATGACTTCGTTGATTTCTTTATCTCTCCCTGAAATAATATTAAATTCTCCATTAGCCGCTTTCTTATTTAAATAAGAGCAATAAAGTTCTAATGATCTATTTTTTTTTCTTTCGTTAGGTCTGTTTTGAAAAGGCTTTTCTTCTATTGGTTTCTCAGGCTGTTCTTCTGGCGTCGTTGAAAGATCTTCTATGTAGCTCTTGATGATTTTCTTTAAGAACTCAACATTAATTTTTTGATCTTCAAACAGGGAGCGTATCTTTTCGGAATTTTCTAAAATTGAATAGAAAATATGCTCAATACCAATATAGTCATGTTCATAAATTTCTGAAAGTTTTTGCGCGTAAGTAATAATATTACTAGTTTCTTTTTCCCACAGCTCTGTCGTGAAATCATTAATGAAATCGTCTGGATATTTTTTGAAATAACTTTTTAACAAGTCTTCATGATTAATGGAATGAATGTCAATATCATTCAACTCTAAAGATATAATCAAATCTTCAGATAAATTTTTTAAACATCCATAACAAAGATGAGCATTATTAATTTCCTTATGGGCATTTCCAATAGCAAATTCTTTAGCATGTTTATAGGCTTTTTTTGCTCTTGGCGTTAAATTAAAATTATTGATTGCCATCATATTTTTTACACTTATTTAAGTTGTGAGAGTTTCATATAAATTTTTTCTTGTAGAATAGTTATTTTATCAATGAATACTATGTCTTCATTTTTAGTTCCAAAGATAATAACGATATCGTTCTTGACTGGAAGCTTTTTACCAGAGTTTAGATACTCAGTCAATCTTTCTTTATTCGAACTGTCCATAAATAAACCACAAATAGTTCCAAGCTCATCTTGAATTTCT